CCGATACCGGAGCGATTGCATCGTCAGCCTGCCATGCCGTCGCAAGGCTCTGGCCTTCCTGAAAGATGGGCGTGAGAAATTCTACGTGGTGAGCGTTATAGTCGTAATAGGTGTTGTTCGGCTGCTCGGTGAGCATGGCGAGCGTATCGGTGGCGCCGCCCGCCACGGTTCCCGTCGTGATGGATTTTGGATAACGCTGGCCGCCGTGCTGGTGACGGTGCCACGCATTGAAAAGCGGGGCAGAAGACGAATACGAATCCTCCCGCTTGTAGGTCATGCCGATCCAGCCGCCCATCGCGTTCGGCGACCTCGCCCAGATGAGCGGGGCCAGTTCGCGTTGCGAACGGATTTCCGTTACGCCGGGCGCCGTCAGATGCCGCGCGTCCCGCGATACATTGACCGCAGAAATCCGCTGGCTGAAAACGCTGGCCGTCAGGTCCAGTACCTTCTTGCCGTATCGCTGGACGAACAGCGTGGAATATCCGACCGAAACGGGATCGAGCTTTTCGGCACCATAGCGCGATACCTGGTGCGCCTGAATGGAGGTTGGCGTAAGCGGGTCGCCGAGCTGGCTTGCCTGCATCAGCACTTCGCCGGACCGGCAGAGACAGAGAACGCCCTGATGGACGGGCGCCATCGATTCAATTTCCATGACTTCGGGGAAATTGAACACGGCGGAAATCCCGCAGTCGTCCGCGACCGTGCCCTCATAGAAGGTTGGGGAGCACGTCAGGCCATTGTTGACCATGCCGGAATCGACGCGGTTCTGTACGGCACCGGCAAACCAGAATCGCCCCTCGTGAAAGGTTCCGTTCTGCGGGAATTGCGTGCCCCAATAAAGCCCCATGCGATAGGTGGTGATGGGATTGCCTGAGTCGTGGGTATAGAGCAGCGGATTTCCGAGCGCGATAACGATGTTCGGCCCGGGGGGGAGCGGAATGTTGGAAAGGGTCGCAGTAACAACCGTTGTACTGGTGACGGCAGTAATGAGCGCATAGCACCAGTGCGCGAGGGTTTCGTCAATCGACCATGCATTGATCGCCACTGTCGGATTGTTCACCGTTCCAGTGGCAACGATGCAGCTGTAATAGACGCCCTGATACTTCACCTTGTCTCCGGCGACGTAGGAGTGTCCGCCGGAAATCCACGGCGCCGGTTCCGACAGAAGCCTGATATTCTGGCCGATGTTGGCGGAGGTAAAGCCCTGACTGACCGAGAAAGTCAGTGTCACCGAACCAGACGCGCCGGACGATTGTACGCTTGAGCCGTCCTTTGGCGGATCGAGATATGGTCCATCCACGAAAGTCGCAGCTGCCAGACTGAAACTCTTTTGTCCGGTAAAGAGCGTTCCCCCGACCGTGAACAATTGCGTTGCTGTCTGGTAGGCGAACATCAGGATTTGCAGTTCGGATTGCGCAATGCGCACCGTATTGATGGTCGCTACGTCCGCCCACGGCGTCGCCACTTCGTAAATATGCCCGGCCGTCGCTACCGTTACGCCGAGCGCAAAGAGCGAACCGTCAAGGGAGTTTCCCAACTGGTCGGCAAGCGAGAAGGTGGTCGTGGTGAGCTTGGTCAAGACAAACTGGCGGTTGGCGAGATAGGCCATCGCCAGATAATTTGTGTTGTCCGTAGCCAGAACGATTTGTACCGAATCGCCGCTCGCCCATGTTTGCGGCGCGGCAACGGTCAGGACCGCTGGTTTGGCGGTTGAGATTGAGGTGACGGCAGCCGGGGCCTGATCGAGCGCGAGGCTTTGGCCTTGCCAGACGCGCAGAAATCCCGGCGTCAGCTCAAAATCGTAGGGGGCAGACGCGACAATATCGAAACCGATAACCCGGCCCAGAGCGCCTCTGCGCGAAAATCCGGCAAACTGTGTGCCGGGGCGGCGCGCCCATGCGCCTTCTTCTACCGGGAGCGCGTTGGAACACAGATTAAGCCCGGTTTTGTACGCAGGCTCGTCAAAGCGACCCTGACTGTACTGGCAAATCTCGCCGCCCAGAAACGAATTTTGAGCAAAAGCCGCGCTGCCCACGGCTTAATACCGGACTTGCAGCAAATCGTCGAGCGGCTGTTCGACCGGGCCGATTTCGATTCCGTTGACGGCGCGGGCTTCCGCCATGAAGGTTTTGTATTCGCCTTCGATGGCCTGCAATTTCGCGGCGCTCTGCGTCAGCGGTTCGCACAGCTCCATTGCCACGCGCGCGCCCAGCCCCTCGCAGAACATGTCGTCCATCTGGGTGACATCGGTCATATCGGCGACGAAACGCAGCGGAATCGGCCCTGACCAAGCCGAAGTCAGATAGCCCGACTCGTATTCCCAATCGGTGTACGAAAGATTCGTCGGCGACCCCATGACGGTGACGCTGCCCTGCTTGGTGGATTGCGGGGCTGTACGCAGATAATTGTTGGGCAGTTTGAAGACATTGCGCGTGCCGGATTGCTGCAAGGGACCGGCGCCCAGCGGATAGATGAAATCAGGAACAGCAAGGGCAGGCGCGGCCGTCAAGGTCAGCCATTGGCTGGACGGCGGGGCATCGGTATTGCTGCTTTGCAGAGACAGATAGACTGCCGCGCCGATAAAGACGATTTCGCCCGCATAGAACCCGGACGCCACCGACGTTGACGTGGCTTTGGTCAGATCGTCGGTGTCGGCCGTCGTGGCAATCTGCCAATCCACGCCCACGGTCGATACCGGATTGTGATTGATGTTGCCGACGATCAGCGACACGTACACCTTGGAGTCCGACCCGACGGCATGATCGCCGAGCGCATAGGTGAAACCGGCGCCCCAGGTGCCGACATATTCAGATGCGGTCAGTGGGCCGAAATACGGTGCCCAATAGCCGGTCGTGGTGACGGGATCGTTGGCGAGGTTGGAAGCGCCGAGCGAGTAATAAACCTGCGAGTCCGAGCCGGTGACGACATCGTTCTGGGCATAAGTCGTGCCGATCGCCCACGCAGCAAAGGTCAGGTATTTGGTCGCGTTGAACGTACCCACGGGGCGGATGGCTGCGCGCTTGATGGAGAACACCCAGACATTGCGGCGCAGTTCCGCCCGGCGCAGCTTGTCGTAACAGGCGCTCGCCTCCGCCGCGTTGCGCGAAGTATCGGTGAGAAGACCAATACGCTTCGCACCGATGCGCTGTAGCGCACGGTTTACAATGTCAACAGCGGAGGCGAAGCCCGTCATTTAGTATCCGCCCAAGGTGTCGGCAAAACTCTGAAGCTGCGCGGCCGTGTAGTGACAGTTCGTGCCAACGGTGTCCCAGACTTCAAATTCGGTCATGCCGGCGGACAGCCCGGCATTGAACGTGTCCACCGTACAATCCGGCTGCGACCCGGTTTGGAATGCGACCGGGGACGTGAAGTAGGCGAAGATCGGATAGCTTGTGCATCCGGTCAGCGGACTTTGCAGACAATGATTGGCGAACACGCCCCCCGGTACGCTTGTACGGAATGCCGCCATGACTGCTTCGGTGACGGCGGGCTGGCGCACCAGATGGCCGGTGTCGATAGCCTCGAAGGATGCGAAATCGAAATCAAGTGCCTCGTTGGCCCAGCCGGAGAAATCCGCCACCGCCGCATTGAGACAGGCTTGGCCCTGCGTGTCGGTGTACCCTGCCGTGTGCAAAGTCTGCCGGTCGATGGTCCCGGCGGCAACGACAAACGGTTCTGCGCCGATTTCCGCACAGGAGGTAATCGCCACTTCCTGAATGAGCGGGTTGTCGTCGTAGAGCACGGAAAGCGCGGCCTGAAACGAAGCCCAAGCCGAGCGATAGTCTGCCGTCCACCAGTATCCTGTCGTGTATGGTCCGTTCTGCAAAACGGTAAGCGGGCCGCCATCCAATTCCTTCGCCCATTGTGGTGCTTGCCGCCCGCCGAAGACGCGCAGTTTTGCTGTCATCGGAGTCGTTGGATAGGCGACATTGTACGCCGCGATATTGACGAGGCAGTTGTCAAGTGTGGTAGTGACAAGCGAACCGCCCTGTATCGGCTGCAAATCTGCCCATCGCAGCGAACAGACAGCGGCAGAATAGATACCGGGATGAGCGTAGGGTTCCTCAAGTGCGTTGGGCGCAGCCTGTTCCTTGGCTTCCCATTTCTGCGATCCCATTGCGACGAGGCCGTGGATGGGTGCCTGTGCGGACGAAATCGCCGGACAGAGAAACAAGCAGAATGCAAACAGGTGTGTGATGACTTTCACGATACGTCTCCGTGTTTTATGGCGCGTGCCCCGAAGGTCTTGCCTTCTCGAAGGCCGCGTTCCATCACGGCACTATGGGGGTCTGCACCTTCCGGTACAAGTTCGCCCAAGCCCCTGCCCTGCTCGTCGGTAAATTCGTAGCGATTGGCTGCTGCCAGTTCGGCCAAGTCTTCCGGCTGATACTCGCGCAAAGGCGCAACGGGTATTGGTTTGCTGCGCAGCAAATATGCCACGGCTCCGCAAATACCGAACGCGCCGGGAATGGCCGACAGTTCAAGAATGGTGGAGAGCAGCATCAGCCGCATCCCATCGTTTGCAGAGTCCCGCCAGATGCGCGCGGCGTGTAAGTAATGATGATGACGCCCTGGATGCCGGCACCAGCGAGCCCGATGCTTGGCGCGCCGCCGCCGCCGGCGCCGTAATTGCCGCCGCGTTTCCCAGCGGTGTCACCGACCCCCAAAAGCGCACCGCCGCCGCCGCCGCCGCCGGCACCAACTCCGCCGGACATTTCGGTTCCATCGCCGCCAATGACAGCCGCAGATGTCGAATTTACTGCGCCTGCTCCGCCAGCGCCTCCCGCTCCATTATCGCCAGTCCCTCCATTGCCGCCTGTCGTTGCGCCGCCATTGCCGCCCGCTGCGCCGGCGCCAGATGGTCCGGGCGCCCCGGCGCCGCCGCCCCCACCTAGGGCGCTGCCGCCGGTGCCGCCTGATGCACCCCCGGTTCTGGTAGTGCCGACGGTGCCAGAGATTATTCCGCCGGCCCCGCCTGTGCCATTGGTCGCTCCGGCGGAGCCGGGGTGGGCGCTCACTGTCGCGAGCGGTGCGGTGGTGCCATTAAACCACGTCGAGCCGGTGCCGCCGCCACCACCACTGCCGTTCGCGACACCTACTTGAATATTTACGCTGCCGGAAAGCCCTGCAACATTGGAAACCTTGGAGTATGTACCTGATCCGCCGCCTCCGCCCCCAACGCCAGAGGTGCCGACCGCGCCGTTGCCACCGGCACCGATACATTCAATCGTGTTTGTGCTCGACCAATCCGTCGGGATTGTATAGGTCGGAGCCGCAGTATCGGTGAGGATGACGACGGTGGTTGTCATCTTAGATATTCTTCACATAGAGCGCGGTGACTTCGAGCGCGGTGGTCGCGGTCGTGCATTGCGCGGTCCAGTTGGTGTTCACGGTGGTCTGCGGAATCGCCGAACTCACTTCCAGCATGAACCCCCGCGTTTCCAGCGTCGGCACTTCGATAGTCGCGATGATCGAGCCGCCGGTGGTGTCTCGGATATCGACCTTGGTAGTGCTCGCGCCGGAATTGGCGAGAATGAGGCCGTACAGATCAAGGAACGTAGAGGCGACTTGCGTAACAATCGTGGTTTCCGATGTGGTGTTGGATAGCGTGGCTTTCTGCGTGCCTTTGAGAATGCGGACGGCACCGACCGCCACCAGTTTGCCGAGTTTGTCCGCCATGAGCGCGACGGCTTGACCGTCCGTGACCGCCGTGGGGTTCGTTGTGGCCGCGCGCGCACCAGAGAGCAGAGGGTTTCCGGCGACCGATGCACCGGAGGCGGCCGCACCGGAGACACCGACGTACACATTTGGCGATCCTGCCGAACCGGGCGCGGAGCCTGCCACCGTTGCGGTGTCGGTGCCGACGGCCACGCGGGCTGAACCTGTACCGACCGCGCCAGTGTTGACCAGAACGGTCGTGCCGTTCACTTGACTGATATTGGTTGACTGGTTTGCGGAAAGCGACCATGCGCCCGATTGCGTGACCGCAACCGTGTTGTTTGGCGAAACCGCAACGACCAAGGCCGTGTCGGTTGCGCCTGCTGCCGTACTCGCGTTCTTGATGACGGCAAGATTGCCTGACGCATTGTCCACAAGCCGTGTCGGGTGCGTGACGTAAACGGCGGACGGATGATAGGAAATGGTGGCGAGACAGACAGCCGTTCCGGTCATTGCTGCTGTGGCGCGCACGCGAACATGCGTGGCACCGGCGCAGTTGCCGATGAAAATACCGTTGCCGGTGGTGGTGCCGGAAATATAGACGCTGCCGAAGACGCGAACGACCAGAATCTCGTAGGTCGTGCCGCCATCCATCGAAATTTCAAATTGCAGCGTCCCCGTCCATGTGCCGGACACCTGAAAGTCAACCGCATTCATGCCGTTAAGCGCCTGCGTGTATGTCGAATTGGCGCTTGGCGAGCCGGTGATGATGGAGGCGGACTGAAAGCCGGTGGTCGTGGATGACCCGGAGTCAACGATGGTGATGTTGCCGGACGCAGGGCGGGTGTCGAGCGACGAAACAGGTTGGGTAACGGCCGAGCCGTCCACCTTCCATGCCGTCGTGTTGGCGGTGTTGCCGGGCTGTACGGTCCATGTGCCGGACTGCGTTGCGGCGAGCGTTCCGGAATCGACAATCACATGGCCGATGACGGCTGAGCTTGCACCGAGCGCCGTGGATTGCAGCG